TGTTCCGTTATGAAGACATTCAAGAAATGGAGAAAGACGGAGTTAACGATGATTTCGCACCAGCAGGGGCATCACGATATTCGATTTGGATTTTTAAAGGCGGAGTATATTGCAGACACGCGTGGTTTAGAAAAGTATTTGTACGCAAAAGAGAGAAAGGACGCTTCCTTCCAAACGACGGATTGAACAACGATAGAGTAATAACAGGCGGTGTTGCAAACGAACTATTTCCAAAAGGCAGAGAAGCGGTTCGTCCTAACGATATGCCCAACAGAGCATCACTAAAATATAAATAAAAACTACAATGGCACTACAACCCGAAGTTTTACTCATTGACGAAAATTACATAAAGAAATATACTTGGATAAACGGCAGCGTTGATCCATTATTGATGTACCCTGCTATCTATTTGGCGCAGGACAAGTACGCACAATTGTATTTAGGAACTGACCTTTACAACCGCATCAAAGAAGACGTGGTGAACGACGACATTACAGGCGCATACGCAACCCTTCTGGACAATTACTTACGTCGAATGATTATGTGGTGGACTATGTACGAAGTATTACCGCATTTGTACGTTAAAACGGACAACGGAAGTTTAGTAATTCGCACAAGCGAAGACACTCAACCTATCTCACAAACCGACTTGCAGAACTACCGCGACCAAGCGCGTCAACAAGCGATGTTTTACACTCAGAGAATGGTCGACTTTTTGTGTCAGAACTCGAGCGACTTTCCTGAGTACACGACGAACACAACGAATCAAATATGGTCGCAGACAAATGTATATCCGTCGAACGCTTTCGAGATTAGCGACGGACGTGACAGACGACCATACGAATACAGAAGACCGGGCTTAGGATGGATTAGATAACTAAAAAATAAAACATGGCTACAAGGGGACGAAAGAAAGACATGGTAAAGCAAAAGATTTACGAAGAAAAGTTTCGTAAGTATTTAGTAAGAAAAGAAAAACAAATAAAGAAATTGTCGAATGAAAGTTAACGCAGAAGGTTACGCACTAATCAAGAAGTTTGAAGGTTGTCGATTGAAGGCTTATAAGTGTCCTGCTAACGTGTGGACTATCGGCTTCGGAAATACTTTCTACGAGAACGGCGACAAGGTGAAAGACGGCGATGTAATCACGCAGCAACGAGCTGACGAGTTAGCTAAATTTATAATTGACCAGTTCGCCGTTTCAATCGCACCGTTCATTTTGCAACCACTTAACGAGAACCAATTTAGCGCGTGTGTTTCACTTGCGTACAACATTGGAACAGGTGGCTTTAAACGTTCGTCGGTATTTAAGAAACTAAACATTAACCCAACAGACCCAACAATAGCTAATTCGTTTCGTCTGTGGAACAAAGGCGGTGGTGTTGTTTTGAAAGGTCTTGTTCGTCGTCGTGAAGCTGAGATACAATTATATTTTAAAGCATAACGAAAATTATATTTTAACGTGAATACAGAAACTGAAATTGCTTTGATACACGAACAGCTTCAAGGAATGGACAAGAAGATTGACCGAATATACAACGTGTTAATCGGTGACGACCAAATGAAAATCGAAGGTCTTGTAAGTAAGGTGCAGAAGCACGACAAGTATATTCAGAACCAACGTCTTCAAGTCGCTCGATTGAGTGGTATTGCGACAGCTGCTGGTGTTATTGGTGGGTTAATCGTTCAGTTCATTGTAAAAGTATTATGAAGGAATGGTTAAAATCTTTGTTAACATCGTGTTCAAAAGTTAGTTCGAAACGAATTGTTGCTATATTTGTTGTCATTAACCTAATCGTTTTCAGTTATGTTGCTACTTTTACACACTACGTTTGTCCTATTGCGATGTACGACACTCTCGCATTGTTGACAGGTGGTTTGTTTGGTGGTACTGTGATTGAAAGATTTACTAAATCAAAATCAAATGACAAAGGAACTAACGACAGCACGACAAATAGCAGCGGAGATATGTAGTAAGTTTTCAGAAACACCCACGCTTACCTTAGCGAAAAAGTTGTTTACTGAATATCCTGAAGTCTATAAAGACACCGAAC